ATTGACTCTAAACGCGAATTACAGTATATTATCTGTACCGATGGACACTGTCCATGACAGGTCAATGTTTGGTTAATGATCAATAATGATTAAGCGTATGTGAAGTACGTCTTACCAGACAGGAACTGGTCTGCAGCTGCAGGCCTTTTCTTTTGGACTTTTTAATTTGGCAAACGAAGAAGAACATTAATTTGAAGCTTATCAATGATGTAATTATAAGAATCAAACCAATTATTATTAAAAACAAAAGTTCTTCTAATGGTATTTGCAATGATATCCGCCATTTGGATTCCGACATCATATTTAGAATCTCGATATATTACATCAATTTCAAAACTGCTATGAAGTATTGGCGGAAATGTTTTTTGATAATTGAAATTCATGATTCCAGATATCAATTCTTCTCGTAATCCTTCTCTTAATGTATAATAACCATTTGTTTTTGTTGGCATTTCGTCAATATTTACATGTAAATAAACGGGTTTATAGGGATCGATAATATTTGTGCTGATCAGATGACTAACAGTCTTTTTTATAACACGTCTTTGAGCATATTCATTAAATCTGCCTTTAGACTGCATTCTAGTGACAATATCACTTTGGAGATTCTTTACATATATTACAGTTCCGAATGTGGTGTATTTTTTACTTAATTCCATTATTCTTCTTCGATCACTATTACTAATATGTGCAGCTTTAACCTCATCACACTTCGAATCGCAATTACTAATGTCTTCATGACAATAATTGCATTTTATACTTTTTATGATTGATTTATATTTGTTGCTGAACTCTGATTTTTCTGAATTGCTGTTGAAAACAATTCCGGCAAATATGGCATAGTCTTCGTACTTGGAAATTTTTCCTGAATCATCCATATACATATACACATGCTGATAATCAATTTTATCCATAATCTTTTCCCTCTCTTTCTAGTACATCTTTGACCTACTTTTGACCTTTTTTGACCTAATTTTGACCTACTTTTGACCTTTTTTGACCTAATTTTGACTACTCTATTGCGCATTTTCTAGTACTTCTTTTCGGCGATGTCGTCGGGGTTCATTGATACGATTTTGGAAGCAGATATACTAATTTCTCATAGCTTTGATGGTCGTTTTGAATAAGCCTATCAAATGCAGCTTTGGATTTTGGACATACATTTGGAAATCTGAATTTCAGGTAATAATATTGTTTCTCTTGCTTCCATAAAGTATTTGGCAAATTAATTTTTTCTTGCCATTGATTAAATGATTGTATTTCTTCTTCTGTTCGGTCATCAACATGGTCTCTTCGGCTATATTCAATAGGATCTGCTATTGGTTTCATTTTATTGTCGTACATTGTAGTAAATAGGAAGAATGGATAAAAAGAACAATTACATTCAGGAAATGGTATAGGAAGTTTATCTAATCTTTGATCATTACCGGATATGCTGTATATTCTGCTTCCAAACAATGCCTCATTTTTACTTCTTGATCCACCACAGGATACGTCAATATAATCTGTTTCAAGTTCTTTGGCATTATGTAAGGCAATGTTAAGCATTCTATCTGTATTCTCACGTAAATCAAAGCTAATGTGTCCATCAATATGAAGCGCATTTATTCTTTTCTCTTCATCCTCTGCATCTTCTATCATGCCATCCTGATACATCCATTTGACTAGCCTCAAATAATCTTCCTTAAGCCATCCAACGTTAGAAACAAGCATCATATTATTAGCTTTGTGCAATATAAGAATGGAAAGAGGATGATTTTGTTTCCTAACTCTAGAAGCAACCATTCTTAGAATATAATCTTCGTTGTTTGTTACATCTGGCAAGGAATCAGGAGAATGGAACTTTGGTATAGGTAAATTTACAACATCATTTTCATCTAGCAAATTGTATGATTTTCGGCCAATGTTAAATTGTGTCGCATCATATTGATGTGCTGTTTCTGGATCGACAAATTCTAGACGGCCATCATGGAAATAGTCTGTAACGATTATATTGATATTGTCTTTCATATGGTTTATTTTCCGACTTTCAGCACTTCACGTCCCAGTATCCGGAAACATTCGTTTTCCGGTTTGACAGGGATTGGAGCATATTTGTCATTTGCAGGTATAAGGAATATCTCACCGTGGTTATTGGAAAACTTCTTACAGGTGGCAATGTTTTCGTCAATGCAGAAGCAGCCAATCTGACCGTTATCAATCTGAGGTGTCTTTTCAAATATAAGAAGATCCCCATCGCTGATGCCTGCACCAACCATAGAATCACCAGAAGCGTATTGAGCGAAGTATTCGCCAGACTTGGAGGGAAGCATAGCCAGAGGAATGGATACATGGCCAACAACAGCGTCATCTACAAACAATCCAGTACCACAGGACAGGTCACCATATATAAGGATCTCACGTACAGGCTCTGGAGATGGAAGGGGAATATCAACATTGTTCCAGTCCATTAAAAACGCAGGTGATGTTTTTAGTACGTCAGCAAACTGTATAACCTTAGATTGTGTTATATCATTAGTTCCTAGTTCAATCTTGTTTATTGTTGATCTTGAAGTGTAACCCATTTTTAGTGCTAGTTCTTCTTGGGACATTCCAAGCTCTTTCCGTCTTTGCCTGATTTTATCTCCGATTCCCATGATGTTTACCTCCAATAAGTAATTACAATCTATTCTAGGATTGAAAATATGTCAACAATTCTAAACATTTCATAAATAATTGTTGACAACAAATCTACTCGGAACTATATTGTTTATGTGGATTTAAAATCTACTTGAAAGGAGACGAAATGACTGACACAAAGCAGTTGAAATCTGTGATGGTTGCAAAAGGTATAACTCTTAAGGAACTTGCAGAAAAGATAGGCATTAGCAGAACTAGTTTGTCTTATAAGATCAACAATAAGGTTGAATTTACATCGTCAGAAGTTGCAAAGATACAAAAGGCTTTGAATATGAGTGTAAAGTTACGTGACCTTATTTTTTTTGCAAAGGAAGTAGACTAAAAATCAACACGTTAAAAGTGAAGAAAGGAGATGTATGAACAAAGAAGGGAAGTCTCAGATTCATCTCAGAGAAGAAATGTTTGTCAATCATGAGAATTGGGAACTACTGAAAAAAATGTTTCGAGTGACCGGAGACGATATTGATGAATTTGTTCTTGAAGCGAGGCTTATAAGGATTGATAAAAAAACAAGGACTGCTAATCCTTGTTCACGATGAAATGGCAACCGTTAATTGTCTTCTTCGTAATCCGAATCAATCCTAAGGACTCTAATTCCTTAATTACATCTTCTGTTTGAGCAATGTTTACTCCATGGTCAAACAGTTCTGATTCAGACGTTATCTTGAATTCATCAATCAGTGCCATGTACTTATCAGCATCAAATTTATTCAAAATTTATTCTCCTTTCTCTAAGAAAGAGGATAGCACAACAAGCAATAACAAATGCAATTAGAAAGGAGAGTCAGAATGCACACAAACAAGGAAAAGGCACAAGTTTTATCTCAATCGGTGTTGAAACTGAAAGACATCAGAGTGCTATTGGACTGTGGCAACTGTCGTGCTTCGGAAGAAGCAAAAGGTTTTCGCAAGTGGTTTGAAGATGATACTGGATTTCAAACCAGAGCCATTCCCACAGAGTATTTCATCAGATACGCAAAAATCAATGAGAAAAGGATTCTCGATTATGCAAACAAAGGATACTAACAAAAAAAGAGTGCTTCCTAAATCCTTGGGGGATTAAAGCACTCACTCGATGGCTTTTATAAGCCATCTCTAGTGTAGCACAAGAAAGGAGATTCAAAGAATGAATCAATCAGAAAAAGTCCTCGACTTTATGAGAAAAAACAACGGGATCACAATTTATGACTCAACGTACAAGCTTGGAATTACACGACTGTCAGCACGCATCTGGGATCTTAAGGATGCTGGATTCGAAATTGATGAGAAGTGAAAAGAAGTTAAGAATCGTGACGGTGAAAAGTGCAAGGTGAAGATCTATTCGCTTGTCAGTGAAAACCATGCTCTGGAACAGAGAGTGTCAAAACTATGAGAACAACAAGACGTATTAAGTGGATCAATGTTTACACGCTGATAGCAATGTCTATCGCATTTGTATATATTACTTGGCTAATCTGCCAGGTTGTCGGGAGGATATTCTAATGGATTTTATACTAGCTTTTGGACTGATCGTAATAGACATGCTGCTTGGAATTGGACTGGCACTTACCATCAGACAAAATAAGGACCTTACAGATGTTTGCCAGGGATATGAAAAAGAAATCAATGACTGTCAGACGAAGATCAAAGGATTGATGATCAGAGACAATGCACAGGACATGGTTACAAAGAAATTAAGCAACGATTATTCAAAAATTGTTAAGAATTCCGATGACCTAAAATATTGGGCATATAGCAATGTTGAAACATGGAAATCGCAGACGCATTTTAGAACACATGTGGGAGTCGGATATGCAATAGATACTCCAGAACAATTCAGCATTGAGAAAATGATTGAAGACGATATGCGTGATAGATCAGTGGAAGAATATGAGAAATCACAACATGCTGCAGAATCAGATCCAAACAAGTTAGATCCAATAGTTGCAGAAGCTTTGCTGAAAGATGCTAAGCATGCAAAAGCAGAACCAGAAAGTGCAACTTCTAATGAATAAGTACATATCAATTGATCTGCTGCAGAACAATCCGGACAATCCAAGGAAGGACTTGGGAGATCTAACAGAACTGACTGCATCAATTAAGCAGAATGGGATCTATCAGAATCTCACAGTTCAGGACAATCACAATGATACATATACGGTTCTCATTGGAAATAGAAGGTTTGCAGCATCAAAGTTAGCAGGGCTGAAAGAAGTACCTTGCACAATTGTCGATATTACACCTGCAGAACAGGCATCAATGATGCTTGCTGAGAATATGCAGAGAAATGATCTGACAGTTCTTGAACAGGCACACGGAATGCAGATGTGCCTGGATCTAGGTTCATCAGATAAGGATATTGCTAAGGAAACAGGATTATCCATTAAGACGGTTAAACATCGTCTAGAGATCTATAAGCTTGATCAAAAGAAGCTATCTACGTGTAAGCAGTTGAATCTTGATGATTTGACTAAACTTGAAAGCATTAAGGATGTATCAAAGCGTAATGATCTACTCGAATATGTAGGTACTAACCGATTTGAATGGAAGTACAAAGATGTAATTGAAGAAATACAGTTTCATGAGATTGTTGATCCTATTGTTGAAATAGTAAAGGAATGGGCAAAACCAGTTCCCAAAAACATGTCGTATTGGGATATGACGAGGAGTTTCAAATTCAGTACCATCGATCAAGTTAAGAAACCGTCTGATTCATCCAAGAAGACATATTTCTATCGCACAGATCAGTATGACAAATGTGTAGAAATTTATTCGAATAATGATGATAAAAACAAGGCATCGAAACCAAAGATTTCAAAAGCTGATATTGCTCGAAATGATGTCAAAAAAGCATGCAGAATTGCAGTATCTCTGCATAAAGACTTCATGAAGAATCTTAATGAAGATATTGCGAAAAAGTTCTTGCTTAAGACGTCGGTTATGTTAGCAAAACAGATTGAACAGGACACATTCTATGGTTGGGAAAACATTCTAGACGATGTGGACACGAAATTCGATAGCACCAGTGATAATGATGCAGATCATGACATCAGCATATATCTTTCCAAGCACACAGAGCTTGGCCTAGCAAAGCTTGCATATTCAATGCTAGAAGCAACAACAGATGCTCCAGTTGATTACAACGGCGTATATGAGAAGCCTGATATGGATCTTTGGAACTATCTTACGCTGCTAGGTTACAAACTATCATCCGACGAGATTCAACTTATTTCCGGAAGCTATCCAGGATACTTAAAAAAATCAGAAATAGAAACAATCGGAGATGAATATGACGATGATGAATAATCATAAACAAGTCGGATGGAAGGTTACATGGATTAAGTGCAATAGGATCATTTCAATCACTTACGAATTATCACAAGAGGGAGAGGCGAGGGATATGACAGTCAGAAATAAAGGAATCATATCTCCCGTATATGAGGAGAAAACAAAATGAATAAGGTAATCACAATAACTCAGGACGAGTTTGATAAGAAGATTGTTTCATCACTTGATGAATGTTTAGGCCTGTTTGCAAAAGGATGTACGCCAGTAAAAATCGCTTATTTACTATCGTCTATAAGAGAAGAAATCTTCAAAGATGCTGATGAAGTAGACGAAGATAATACAGAACTCAATGATAAGGATAACGATTCTGAAATGCATAGCGTATTTAGCATGAATGCAAAGAATGCAAAAATCGAAATAATAGCTCCAGAAGGAATCAACTGGGAAGACATATCTGTATCAGACAAGAAGAAGATTCAGGATCTTGCTTTAAAGATTGCTGCTAAATCGGATGATGAAGAGGAAGACAATAATGATATTAAGAGAAGTTAAGATTAATAATTTCCGCAATATCAAGAATGCGGAATACAAGCTTGACCGAATCAATATGTGGACTGGTCCTAACCAAACTGGGAAGACCAATACGATATTGGCCGTCTACTGGGCAATGACAGACTTCTTGATGGATGGATCAAGTGATTATCCATCATTTAAACCGCTGACTGATAGTAAGGCTGAAGTATCAGTAGAGCTTACATTCGATGAATTCACACTGAAGAAGTCAATGAAAGAGCACTGGACAAAGACCAGAGGATCATCCGAAGTTACTATGACTGGTCACGATACTACATATTGGATAGATGGAACAAAGCTAAGTGTTACAGAAGCAAAGAAAGAATTAATTAAACGATTTGGGGTATCAGTTGACACAGGATCATTCGATTTGCTAAGAGGAATTGTTGATCCTTATTACTTCGGAAAGACATGTGATTGGAAGGTATTAAGATCATTCATAATTCAGCTATGTGGAGATGTCTCCAATGATGATATCTTTTCAGCAGATAAAACTATTATTCCGATTAAGGAACGTTTAGAAATTGATAAGTATGACACAGGTAGAACGTCAAAATTCTTCAAACAGGAACTAAAGAAGGTAATTGATGGAATTACTGAACTGAATGGCAAGATTGCCGGTCTGGAAGAAATCAAAGATCCTTCAGAAGATGATATTGCATTCGCTGAATCAGAGATTAAGAGGCTGAATAAGGGTATAGATGATCTGAAGTCTGGTAATGGAAGTGCAAGCATCATTGATGAACTGAATAATCAGCTGCAGGAAGCAAAGCTTCACCTAAGAGAGTGTCAGACAGCGGATGCAGAACAGTTGCTGAAAGATAATAAGGCTATCAATGATCAGATCTCAGCTAAACAGATTGAGATCAATGCATCTGTAACGAAATCTTCAGATATCCTGTCAGTTGAACTGGCTCCATACGATAGAAAGCTTGCAGATTTGAAAGCTGATCTGATCAGAGAGACTGACAACAAAGATAGAAACACAAATAAACGTGAATCACTTTATAGCCAGTATGACCAGTTATCTAGCTGGGTTGCTCCAGAAGGTACAAAGTGCCCGAACTGTGGATGCATATTAAATCAGGAATATCTTGATCAGGTAATTGCAGAACATCAGAAGAAAGTTGATGACTGTGTTGCTGATGGAAAGTCATGCAAGATTGAAATCGATAATTCTGAAATCAAGATAAAAGAGATCACTGATAAGACAGAATCAATTAGAAGAGATCATACAAATGCCGAGGACAGATATAACGCTGAACAGAAGCATACAGATCTGTTGCGCAAGGAATTAGCTGAACTGCAGAATCATCTGAAGATTTCATCTGAATCAAAAGAGACATTAGAAGCACGTGACAAAGTCAATCAGATCAATGATCAGATCCGCAATGAATATCTCAAAGAAAACAGTGATGAAGACAGCATCAGAGATGCAGTCAATGAGATCAAATCAAGAATGGTTGCATTCCAGAACACACTGGATGCACATGCCGGATATCGTCTTAGTCAGAATAAGATTGCTGAGCTACAGAAGGATATTGAATCATCACAGAAGTCACAGGTATCAATTGAGCAGAAACTTATGATGGTCGAAAAGTTCATTCAGATCAAACTGACGATGTTCGCTAAGAATATCTCATCCGTGTTTGGTACGAAGATGAAATTCACACTGATCCAGAACAATATCAAAGAAGGCTCGTGGAGTGAAGTGTGTGTACCTCACATCATAGACAAGGATACTCCGTTCCTGGATGGCTCTGGATCAGAACAGATATTGACCGGAATATACTTCGCAGAATGTGTAAAGAAGAAGCTTGAAATTGCTGATCTTCCATACATCTTCGATGAATGCGACAAATTAGATCAGAAGCATTTGGCAGCAATCGATACAAAAGCACAGATACTAAGCACAATTGTTGATGATGTTCATTACAAGGACGTCACTCTTCAATCAGAAGATTAGAAGAAAGAAGATAAATAATAATGGCAAAAACGGCATATCAGGTATGTCAGAAAGCAGTTAAGACATACGGAAAAGATGAACAGATGCGTATGGCACAGGAAGAATGTGCTGAGCTGATAATTTCATTATCTAAGTATCACAGAGCAATAACAAGTGGAGACAAGAGAACAGCAGAACGTGCTTCCAAATCAGTTATAGAAGAGGTTACAGATGTTGAAATCATGTGTAAACAGCTTCATATCATGATTGGTGATGAAAAATCATATGAATCCATGAAGAATTTCAAGATCAGTCGTTTAGAAGAAAGGATTAATAAGGTATCCAAGAAATGACAGAGACACAGAATGATAAACAGTTATCTTCATCAGAAAAGAGCTTCAGTATCACTAATATTTCAAAGTTCTACATGCAGGAATTAGATAAGACAATCTCAGAATACTCAATGAAGCTTGATGAGGAGCAGATCAATTGTGCTCAGTCAATGTTGGCCACCATGGTTAGTCTTTGCCAGAAGGAAGCTATCAAGCTTTCTGAAATTGACCAGAGCAACATCATGATGCTGCTTAAGCAGTGTGTAATGCTGAGGCTTAACTTCTCATCGGTTCCATCAGAGTGCTACATGATTATTCGCAATCAGAAGGATAAGAAAGATAACTGGACCAAAGTATTCGAATTCGGTGTTCAGGGAGATGGAAATGACAAGATTGTTCGTACATATGGAGTAGGAGTCAAGAAGATCTATCCATATTGGATTGTAAGAGAAGGAGACGACTTCACCTATCCAGTATTCAAAGGATTGACCATGGAACCACCTACATGGGGATCTAAAGGCGGCTGTGGTAAATATATACGAATTGTATATCCTATCGAATATGAAGATGGAATGGTCCAGTACCATATCGCCGAACGTGCAGATGTGGCCGTCAACTTGAAGGCTCATATCCTGAACAATATCAAGATGAAGAAGGATATGGATTATGCAAAGAAACAGGCAATTCAGAACAAGATAAAGGATATGACACTTGATCAGATGTTTGAGGACAGTGAATGTTTGAACATCATGAGTCCTGCATGGAGAGAACCTCAAAGTAGAGAAGCAATGATATTACGTAAGATGCGCAACAACGCTTTGAAACCTATTCCACGTGAGTTTAAGAATGTATATGCTGCACAGGCATATGAAGATACTGTCGAAGACAAGGTTGAACAGGAAAAACCAGATCCTGAATCTGTAATTGATGTTGAAGTCAACGATAATTCAGGTAAGGAAGAAATTAAAGAGCTCCCAAAGGAAGAATCATCTTCTTCAGTGGACAGTGTTACTGGTGAAGTGAAAGAGCATAAAGCCAATAAGAAACGGCCGTTCTAGGCGGTTGACGGATGAACTTTTATAACTTTGCTTCCAGCTCTGCCGGTAATTGCTACTGGGTAGAGCTGGAGAGATCATCCGGTACACCAGTGAAGATCTTAATTGAAGCAGGTATTACCTATTCAGATATAGTCATGCATGCATCCCAGTATGGACTGGACATGACATCGCTTGATGCTGTACTAATCACTCATGGCCACACAGATCATGCTAGAGGGGTCAAGGATCTTATCAAGAGAGGATTCAAGGTCTATGGAAACCAATACGTCTCCAGCGGCTCTAGAGAAACACTGGAAGATGGTTCACTGAAAGTCATTGCTGCAGATACTTATGTTGTTCCGTTTCATGTGGAACATGATGCACCTGATCCATTTGGATATGTTATCTATACAGACAAAGAAAAGATACTATTTGCCACTGACTGTAAGTATTGGAAAGCAGATCTATCTTCACAAAAATTCACCAATGTAATTATTGAAGCAAACTATGATGGTCAACTTCTCCATTACGCTTGGGAGACGTCCGAAAGCGAAGGAAAAAGAGAAGAAGCATCACGCTATAAGCGAGTTTTCAATTCTCATATGAGTATCAAGAACTGTATCATCCAGCTGCAGAAGCTGGACTTAAGCAAATGCGGTGCAATATTTCTGATCCATCTTTCTGATCGCAACGCACGTGAATTGGTATTCAAGGAAGATGTGCATCGAATAACAGGGAAGACCTGTTTAGTTGCTAGAAAGTATGGAGGATTCATCTAATGGGAAGCATTAATAAATGGATAGGAGTAGGGCGATTAGGGAAAGATATTGAACTGAGAAGCACTCAGAACGGATTATCCGTTACTTCATTCTCAATCGCATGCGATAGAAACTATTCAAAAGGCGAATCTGGTCACGCTGATACTGATTGGATTGATTGCCAGGCATGGAAGAACACAGCTGAATACTTAAACAATTATGCCCACAAGGGAGACCGCATAGCAGTCGAAGGGCATTTGCAGAAAAGGTCATATAAAGATCATGACGACCGCATGGTGTACGTCATGGAAGTTATTGTTGAGAGAGTTGTAATTATGTCTGCTGCTTCATCATCAAAATCTTCATCTTACTCGACAGGCGCATATTCTGAACCATCCTACAGAGCAAGCGAAGATGAGCATACCGATGGACATCAAAGTGAAAGCAATCAAGATGTAAATAAGACTGATTTTGGAATAGATATATCAGCCGATGATCTGCCATTCTGAGGTGAATGCAGATGGCAAATAAAAAAGGATTCTTTGCAGTAGATAGAAACATTGAACGTTGGAAATGGTATACAGACGCAAATACATTCAGAGTTTGGATGCATATTCTGATCAAGTGCAATTATCTTCCTGGAGAGTCATATGGAATTACCATAAAGCCAGGGCAATGGTTAACTTCATATCAACATATAGCTACAGATTTGAAAATAACCAAATCGCAGACCAGAACATCGATTGAGCACTTGAAAATGACACGGGAAATCGCATGCGAAATCGCAGGGTATGGATTGCTGATAACCGTTATAAATTGGGACAAATACAACTCCAAGGAAAATAAATCGCACGGTATGTCGCACGGTACGTCTTCTGAAAATCGCACGGTATGTCGCACGGTAAATCGCACCAATATAACAAAGAATAAACAAAGTAACAAAGAAACAATAAAAGATTTAGAAGATGATGATATAGAGATTGACGACGCAATCTCAGTGTACCGAAGACGAGCCCAGCAAGCTTACCAGGGCACTGGTGACATCAATCTCGCATACGACAAGTTGGAACAGATCGCTGCTGACATTCCATCTGACCGTCGTAAGTTCATCATTCCAAATCTAGACCGTGTAACAAAGCTAATAGACCAATTTTGGATTGAAGGTGATATCGGGGATATCAAAAATCCAGAAGGATATATATGGTCAATCCTTAGCAGCAAGCCAAGGAAACAAAGAAAGAAAAAGTAATTAACGAATGGGGGAGTAAAAATGAAACGTTCAGAACTTGAAAAACATCTGGGCAAGAACGTAAATTTAGAATTTTCTGACAAAGAACTGAATGGAGAACTCGTGAAGTCTGAAGCTTACAAAGAATTCGGAATTAAGACATATACAATTCTGGGTTCGTTTTATACCTTCAGATGTTCTCATGTAGTGAGACTGAAGGAAATATCATGAATGTTCTGTATTGGATTCTGATTGCTATCATTTCACCAGTAGCATTGATAGTCACTTGCATTAATGGAAAGTATGGATCTGAAGAATGATGCACGCTTTTGCTACAGATGACCAGATCATCAATGCATACAAAAGAGGAATGTCGATTGAAGATATTGCATCTGAATTTGGTTATACACATGTCAGTGTTGTTAAGCAAAAGATAAACAAGTTTATCTTGGCTAGCAAGATTGATCCTACGGATCATTACATAGACCATGGAAAGATCCAGGCACTTCGTAAAGCTGGATGGACAGTATGCCAAATTGCTTACGAAATGGATATGACGGAATCAGAGATTCAAAAGGAGCTAAGATGACCAATGACCATTGAGGAACTTGAAAACTTCAGAAGCATCTCTGCAGAAGTGGATGCCATTCAGGAAGAGATAGAAACACTCTACACGCCGATTTCTTGCCCAAATGGTAAATCATCCACGGGGTTCTCTAATGCCCCGTCAGATCCAACAGAACGAGCTGTGGATAAGATTCTAGAGAAAAGAGAAGAACTGATTGAACGTCAGACTTACATGATTAAAACTTTGCAACAGATCGAGGACTGGTTGGATACAGTAAAAGATCCGGATATCAGATCAATAGTCAGATGGCATTATCTTTTGAAAGCAACATGGAAACAGACGGCAAAAAAGCTTAACAACTATGACGATTCGGACGCATGCAGGAAGAAAATTAAGAGATATTTTGAAAAGAAAGTATGAAAGTACATATATGTGCACATTCGCAATGCAAAATAATACTATTCTTCAGTAGGTGATATAATATAAAAAAGTTGAAATTGATGGTTATGAGTGAAGAAAAGTTAACACTAAAATTTGGAGGAGATCAAGAAATAGATATGGAAACATTATCTGTTTCTTTAGATTCAACTCTTACAACTTTAAAAGCAATAGCATCTAGTCAAGTTGAAGATGACGAATTTTGCAGATTCTCTGGATAATGGAAGAAACGAATTAACAATTGAGCATAATAAAGGGAACAAAACTGAGAGCTCTACTTATGGTCCCAAGGATATTGTTGCAATGTCCAGTTGCTTTCCAATATAAACGATGAGGATTTTCTGCAAAAGGTACATGATAATGAAGTTTCATTTACAAGTGGAACAATTCTTGTGGTTGATTTGAAAACAAGTTTGACAATGGATAGAAATAGAAAAGTGATTTCCGAGAAAACCAAATATAGTGTTATAAGGGTTAACAAGATCAAGCAATCTAAAATTCACAAGGAAAGGTTAAAAATATAAATAGCAAAAGTGTCCGCTTTGTCCGCTTCATGGTGTGATACAGTGTAGTTGTGGATTTAGACAAGAGAACGAGTGATCGCTCTCTTTTTCTATGCCATGGCACCGGCAAACTCATATGTCTTATGAATTCCTCCCCCACTCCGGTGCCTAGAAAGAAAACAACACCATGAAAAACCATGGTGATGAAGATATAGACGAATAAGGCTGAATTAGAACAAACAAGTGAAAGGAGGTAAGTTCAATGGCAAGCCTAAAAAAGAAGCCTGAATCCGCTAAGAAAAAGGCTCAAAACAAGAAGAACTTACATCCGATCAAGAAGGGAACCAGAAGTAAAGATGAAGTAAAGAGAGTTTCCGCCAAGGGAGGCAGGAATTCCGGAAAATCAAGACGAGAGACTGCTGACCTGAGAAAAGCTATCCAAGATGTCATGAAGCTTCCTATGATGAATGGCAAAACGGAGGCCTTTAAGAGCATTCAGGATGCTGATGGTAAGAACCTTACAGTTACCAAGGCAATAGCTGCACGAATGGCAGTCAATGCCATGAATGGTGACACAAAGTCAATTCAGATGATGCTGGATGCGAGTGGATCATCAGCAGATCAAGAAGAGATTGAGATCAAGCGTAAGGAATTCGAACTAAAGGAAGCTGAACTCAAGATAAAGCAGGAACAGCATGATGCTGAAATGGCTGAGTTACAGGAGAGAAAGAATCACAGCGAACCTGTATACAGAGGTATTCCTGCATTGAGCATTGCACCTGCATTTCTGCCGATTCAGTTCGACATTGAAGAGCATAAGTACATCGAGTATGTGGAAAAGGGAGGACGTGGAAGTTCCAAGTCTTCTCATCTGTCGCTCAATGTTATTGACCTGATGATGAAGCATCCAGATCTGAATGCATTGGTAATGAGAAATGTAGCAAACACATTAAGGGGATCTGTTTATAACCAAATCGTATGGGCAATCAATGAACTTGGATTATATGACGAGTTTAAATGCACTACTTCACCGTGTGAAATCACCAGAGTATCAACCGGACAGAAGATTTTCTTCCGTGGTGCTGACGATCCAGGAAAGGTTAAGTCTATTAAGCCGGTCAAGGGATACATTGGCATTATCTGGTTTGAAGAACTTGATCAGTATGCGGGACCGGAAACGGTACGTAATATCGAGCAGTCAGCAATGCGTGGTGGTGATTTGGTATGGATATTCAAGTCATTCAACCCGCCTAAGAGCGCAAACAACTGGGCAAATGAATATGTTCTGAAGCCTAAAGATAATCGTATAGTGATGTCTTCAGACTATCGTACAGTTCCAAAGAAGTGGCTAGGTAAGAACTGGCTGGATGAAGCAGAGGAACTGCAGAAGCTGAATCCGGTTGCTTACGATAACGAATATCTGGGCGCTGCAAATGGAACTGGTGGAAGTGTATTCGACAATGTGACAATAAGAGTTATTACTGCTGAAGAACGGAAACAGTTTGATCGGATCTATGAAGGAGTGGACTGGGGATGGTTCCCTGATCCATTCCATTTTTCTAGGATGTATTACAATGCTGCAGCAATGAAGCTGTATATCTATGGCGAGCTGAGATGCAACAATAAAGGCAATGAAGAAACAGCAAAGCTAGTGCGTGATAAGTTCGATATCAAGGACTCACACGGTGACTACATTCAGAGTGTCGATGATGGCATTGTTTACTGCGATTCAGCTGAAAAGAAAAGCACGGCAGACTGGAGATCTTTTGGAATGCCTGCAAGAGACGTTGAAAAAGGTCCTGGATCTGTAGACTACTCAATGAAGTGGATTCAGAGACTTACTGAGATCATCATTGATCCGGTTGATTGCCCAGCAACAGCAAAGGAATTTACACACTATGAATACGCAAGAGACAAGGATGGAAACATTATCACAGGATATCCAGACAAGGATAACCATGCGATTGACTCTGTGCGCTATGCAATGTTCCCAGTATGGAGAAAGAGGGGGCAATGATTGAACGATGATAATGAAGTTTATTGAATATTTGAAAGGAGTGTTTGCACGTATGTTCTCAAAAAGCCAAGTTGAAACAGTAACCGGCGAGCAGGTGACATTATCCAGTGACATGATCCAGAACTTGGAAATGTGGGAAAACGAGCTTGAAGGTAAAGCAAGATGGGTTGATCAAACAGATGATGACGGTGTTAAAAGTTTACGGTTGGAAAATAGTATCTGCCGTGAGTTTGCCAATATCACGTTATCAGAGATGGATACAAAGCTGAACAATCAGACTCTTGATCCGATGTATCAAAAAGCAATCAAGAATCTGAACGAAGATCTGCAGGATGGACTTGGTCTTGGCAGCTTCGCAATTAAACCTATCGGGAATACCAATACTTATGAGTGCATACCGGCAACAAGAATCATTCCATTTGAGTATTCTGCAGATGGCAGACTTAGACGTTGCGCATTCGTTCAGGTAAAGCCAATTGGTGACAATGATGTTTATTATCGGATTGAAATTCATGAACTGCTTACGGAAGGTTTGCATATCATGAACAAAGCCTACAAAGGAACATCTGGAAACTTTGGCACTGAGATTCCTCTGACTGATATCTCTGAATGGTCAACACTGATTCCTGAAGTGACATATGCAGGTATGGATCGTATGGACTTTGGATTCTATAAGAATCCACTTCCAAATAAGATTGATGGATCTATGAACGGTGTATCAATATTCAACATGGCAGTTGAGAAGATCAGAAAGGCGGATATCCAATTCGGTCGCCTTGATTGGGAATACTCAAGCGGGGAACGTTTGGTATTTGCTGACTATGCAGCTGTTAAAAAGAAGAAAGATACTCACGGCGAATACCACTGGAGAGCTCCAAAGGGAAAAGATAGGATGTTCGTTGCCACTGATGTTACTGATCAATGGGCAGACCATAGTCCGACCTTGCGTGATTCAAACTATATTGCTGGTCTGAATGAGTACAAACGTGCTATTGAGTTTGATGTAAGTCTTGCCTATGGTGATCTATCAAAGAATGAGACTGTCGAGAAAACAGCTCAAGAGATCATGTCAGCCAAGGATAGAAAGTACAATATGGTTAATGCCATTCAGAGCAATCTAAAGGACTGCCTTGAAGATCTGGCATATGCTATTGCTTTCTATCAGTCACAGTATCTCAGTGATATCGGATTTGAGTGCAACTTCCATGACAGTATTAAAACCGATGAAGAGACTGAACGCGCTCAGGATCGCATAGATATGCAACTTGGCATCCTTTCAAAGATTGAATACCGCATGAAGTGGTACAACGAGGATGAGAAGACAGCCATGGCCAAGATTGAAGAAGTCAGCGCAGAGCTTGCTACAGGAAATGAGGGTAACATGTCCTGATGTTCTCTGAAGAGATGCTGAAGGAAGTCCCGGATAATCTTGAGGTCATATTCAGACAGCTTGAAGCGGATGTCATGGAAGATGTGATCAGTCGGATAGCACAGATCAACAAGATCAGCAGAACAGCAGATCTTGAGCTATATATAGCTACTCAGATGCGGACATATGATACTGATCTAAGAAAGAAGATACAGCAAGCATTAAAGCTCAGCGACGAGCAGATGAATCATCTGTATGAAGATATTGTCGAAGAAGGCTATGCAAGTGATGAAGATCTATACAGCGCTGCAGGTGTTCCATTTGTACCATTGGTCAGGAATAAAGAACTGAAGCAGTTGATCGATGCAGTTCAGGAACAAGCTATCAATGATGTAAATAACATCACCAATACAACAGGGTACGTTCTAGACAGCAATGGAACAATTGTCCAGTCAGCAACCCAGTATTTTAAAAATCAGTTAAACCGTGCAACTGTCGAGATCGCAGCAGGGGCATTCAACTATGATTCAACACTGAAGCGAATCACCAATGAGCTGGCCAACAGTGGATTGCGTACCATCACATATGATTCCGGACGTAATGAGCGGATCGATGTTGCCACCAGACGAGCTGTCATGACTGGATTGAGACAGGTAACACAGAAGGTTGCAGAAGATAACGCTAAGCAGTTGGAAACAGATTACTTTGAAGTATCTGCTCATATAACGGCTAGACCTTCTCATGCACTATGGCAAGGCAAGGTATACACAAAGAAGCAACTGGTTGATATATGCGGACTTGGAACCGGGCCTGGATTGTGCGGGTGGAATTGTTATCACACGTATGACCCTTTTATTTACGGTATAAGCACCCGCAAATATTCGGATGAAGAACTATCGCAGATATATAAAGATACGCTTCAGACGAAAGAATTTGGGGGTAAACAGTACACTCCATACGAAGCAACGCAGATCCAGAGAAGCATGGAACGGAAAATGAGGGTGCAAGATGAAAAGATTGCACTTCTCAAACAAGGTGGGGCAAGCCGGGAGGATATATCAGCAGTCAGAGCCAGAAGGATAGCCACCTATCAGAGATACAAAGCATTTTCCGATAAGATGGGATTGCCTGAACAGATGAACCGTGTATTCAACAGTGAGATCAAGCAAAACTCACCAGTTATTCCAGGAGCAACAGATATCATGAACGCATGGAAGGAAGTTCCTTCTGATGACGCTAAAGAATTAATTGCACCAGGTACATCAGAAAAATTTGTTTATGATGGAGTTAAATATATTGTGGATAACAAAAATGTTGTTGCTGACTATCAGGATAATGATTTAAGAGTGGGAAATCTAGCTGCAAAAGTTTACGGAAAAGATGTGACTATGTACCCAAGAGTATTAAATCCTGAAAACATAAGCACATCAGATTTTGGAATCAAGGGAAACGACGGAGAATATATAAAATATGAACTGAAAACACCAGAAGAATCATATGGAGGCATTGTCAATAGAATTTCTAAAGCGAGAGGACAATCAGAACGATTCTTTATAGATGTTTCAACTCTTGAAAACAAAATTGGATTTTCTAAAACTAAAATACTAAATCAATTAAAACGAGTATTTTCTTCTAAATCGTGTATGCATGCACAAGAGGTGATAATCGTTAGAGGAAGCAAAATCATATATGCATACCGAAAAAAATAAAAAGAGCGGATGGCGACGCCAACGTGACACCGTATCCACTCTCTACCATCAATATAGCAAATTTCTACTTTTTGTCAAATGAATTGGAAACAAAGCACTTTTATGGGAAGTGCTTTTTCTTTGGTCAGGTGATCAGACATTAAATGGTCCACTTCATGGATGGCGATCCTAAAACGCATCTTTCTTTTGGTGATAGTCAAACACCTAAAAGACTTAAGAAAAAGGAGATAAACATATGAAGACAGAGGAATTAACACAGATTGGTTTAACAAAGGAACAGGTTGAAAAGGTATTTGAAATGAACGGCAAAGATCTGACAGCTGCAAAAGAAGCAACGAAGACAGAACTTCAACCAACAATTGATGGTCTGAATACTCAGCTCACTACCGCAAAGGAAGCAATCAAGAAGTTCGATGGTGTGGATGTGGATAAGCTGACAAAGCAAGTTCAGGATCTGAATGCACAGATGGCCGCACAAGACAAAGATTTCAAGCAACAGATTGCCGAGCGTGATTTCAACTCAATCCTTGAGAAATCAATCACCACCGCAGGGGGAAGAAATGCAAAGGCAGTTACCGCAATGCTGGATCTGGATGCTTTAAAAACTTCCAAGAATCAGAAGGATGACATTACAGCAGCAATTGAAGCTGTAAAGAAAGATAATGATTATCTTTTTGAATCAAAGGAACCAATTAAGAATCCAACAGGGCCAACAGACAATGGTGGTGCTGGCAAGGGCAATTCTTTCTCAATAGATGTTCAAAAGATGGAAGCCGCACGCAGGGTTATGGGACTTCCAGACAAAAAAGAAGGAGATAAAAAATAATGTCAGCAAATGATATTACACTTTACAAGGCGTATATTGATAACCTCGATGCAGTTTATCAGGATGCCTCAGTAACAGCTGTCCTCGATGGTGCTAATGAGTTAGCAAGTATGGGACAGAACGCAGGAGAAATGCTTATTCCAAAGTATGACATGGATGGCTTGGCCGATTATCATCGTACAGATGCTAATGGTTATGCTGAAGGTGGCGTATCTCTTACATTTGAAACAAAGAAATGCAATTATGATCGTGGACGTGTATTTAATATCAATGATATGGATAACGTTGAATCAAATGGCATTGCTTTTGGCAAGCTTTCCAGTGAGTTTATCCGCACAAAGGTTGCACCGGAAATTGATGCGGTCAGACTTGCAACATATGCCGGCAAGGCTGGCGGACATGCAGCAGCGGCATTAGCTACAGGTGCAGATTGGATCAGTGCATTAACAGCAGCATCTTTGGCACTTGATGACGAGGAAGTGCCGACAAATGATCGTGTTCTGTTCATCCAGTCATCTGGTCTGAAAGCAGTCAACAATATGCAGACAATTGATTCAAAGGCAATCTTTGGAGATTTTGCGGCTGTTGTAAAAGCACCAAAGAAGAGATTCTATTCTGCAATTGATTTACAGGATGGCCGTACAAAGACGGATACCGTTGACGAAACAAAAGGTGGCTTCAAACCAACAACAGATGCTAAGTCTTTGAATTTCCTTGTTGTTTCCAAGAGCGCAGTTATTCAGTATATGAAGAACGTTGTCAATAAGGTAATCAATCCTACTGAGAACCAGGATGATGATAAGTGGAAGTTCTTCTATCATCCATATGGAATCAACGAAGTATATGACAATAAGGTCAAGGGTATTTACTATCACTCTGCAGCCTAAGGAGAGGTAAGAAATGTCTAAAAGAATTGGAGTAGTACTGGCAGAAATACCAGTTGAACCAATGCCTACTAAAACAGTTGAGGAGTCCGCAAAGGATTCCTCTTCTGATAAGAAGGCTTCTAAGAAGTAGTCGATAGACTGGAGAGAGGTGCATGATCATGAGTTTAATCTATGCTGATTTGACTTTTTACAAAGAAAAATACCTACTGGGCAATGACCCTGTCATCCCTGATACTGCATTCAATTACTATGCCAACAAAGCTTCCATAAAAATACGTAACATGATCTGTTTGGACATGTTAGACATTACCGATGATTCGGAAGTTACGGAAGAAATGCGTATGGCTACGTGTGAGATTGCTGAGATCCTTTGCACTTATGATCATAAGACGGTGAGTGATTCATCTTCCAATGCAGATGAAATTATTCCTGTTGGTGTATCGAGTGAAAAGGTTGGGGAGCATACAGTAAGTTACTCAGGAAATACGGAAGAAGACAGAGACAAAAGAAAAGATCAGAGCATTAAAGACTCTGCAATTAAGTGGCTTGGTCCTGCTGGGCTTCTTTTCAGAGGTGTAATCTGATGTATGCCAATGACTCATGCACTCTCTATCTCAAGTCTTTAGATTATCAAAAAGTGATCATCGATAAAACATTCATTCAGAAACGTTTGCCTTATACGCAGTCAAAGATGGGTCTGTCCTATACCGAGAATGCATTCAGTGTGTTCAAAGGCCATAAGGATCTCATGGGTAAGTTTACGCTTGGCAAGGATTTCCTGATCAAAGGAACTTCTAATATAGTCGTAGATAATACAAGTGATAAATCCCGCTCTGAATCGTTAATTAAGATCAAAGAAGAAGGTGGAGTTACCATCATGCAGGCTGATTACTTGGACTATGGATCGCAGAATATGCGTCATTGGGAGTTATCATGCAGATAGTTGCTAAGCTTGAATTGGATGATGTCGAAAAGATTCTAGAAAAACGTGGCATTGGAACAGGCAGAAAAGTACAGAAGTTCATTGATACTGAGTGTATTGATAAGATGAAACCATATACGCCAAATCTTAATGGGGTTCTGAGTGGTTCTGCTACTGCATGTACAGTTATTGGTTCTGGAAAAATCATACAGTTTACACCATATGCAAGGTATCAGTACTATGGTCAGCTCATGGTTGACCCAATCACTCTGAAAGGATCATTTTATGATTCAAAGACAGGAAGACACTGGAGCCGACCAGGAGTCCCAAAGATCTTAGATCCTGAAGGCAGAGGACTTAGTTACAATGTATCTAAAAGTCCACAGGCTGGGCCTCATTGGTTTGAACGGATGGCATATGACTATAGGGACGCAATTGGAGAAGGCGCAGCTGATCTTGCAGGAGGTAAGTTTAAGAAATGAATGTAATTGAAACAGTGAAGCAGATCCTCACAGATTGCTCATTGATGGATGATTTCAACAACGGTGTTCACATCGACTATACAGAGGCTAAGGATAAAGATGTTGGTATGTTCCCTATAGGACCGTCAAAGACAGGTGAAGACCTGATCGGAAATGAGAAGTATAAGATTTCATTCCAACTTTATACCGGCCTTTTTGCTTTTGAAGATAGTGATCGCCTAGGAAACAGTGATTTCTTAACAAAGCTCACCTATTACCTTAACAAACAGAAGAACATAGCAATCATTGAAACGGTTGATGGAGAAGAAATGAGCGGGATCATCAAGAAAATTGATGCTGCCAATGCTCTGATCTTTGAAGTCCCGACCGGAGATATCAATGATGGTGTTCGATACCAGTTACAGTTATCGGTGAATTATATCATTAAAACAAATGATGGCATTTAAAAGAAAGGAAGATGAAAAATGGCATTAGACGTATTGAAAGCAGGAGCAGCGATTCCTCGCAAATATTTGGCACATTTTATCAACGCCACACCAGATGCAGAAACTGCTTCATGGGTTCGACTCGGTGATGATCTCGAAGAGTATAAGGATGAATACTCTGCTGAAGTAGATAAGAAAAAGAACATCCTTGGAGAAACTAAGGTAAAGGTTAAAGATTATGAGGTTTCTGGATCTGTTGATCCATATTATGCAGTAATGGGTGAACCTTTATTTGCATGGCTTGAAAACATTGCAAGAAAGAGACTTGTTCTGGATGCTTGCAAAACTCAAATTCTTACCGTTCGTTTGTGGGATGGTGCAACTGGAGCATATGTTGCAGATGAAGAAGAGGTTGTCGTTGAAATTAAATCTGTTGGTGGTGACACTGCAGGTGTAGCGATTCCGTTCGATATTCATCATACAAACAAGATCACAACAGGAAAGTACAACGAAACTACAAAGACGTTTACAGCAGATACTGCAGCACCTGGATCCGGATCATAATTCAGTTTTAAATCAATATAACATAGCCCGTGCAATAGTTCGCTTTTCTTGATCAGATAGCATACGAAACACGGGCTTTCATGTTTATAGAAAGAAGAAAATATGGAAGAGAAGAAGAATCTAAGTATTAATTTTGATGAAGGTATCAAAGAATATGAGATTAATAACGATCCTCGCAGAATTCTGCGTATACGTGTAACAGATATAGGCCTTATTGATAGGGCAGAAAAAAGCATCAATGATATGAAATCTGAAGTTGAAAAGATAGGTGATATCAAGATAAATTCAGATGGAACTTCAGCAGATGAACTGACACAGTCAGCGCATGCAGTAAGACAACTGAACCAGATTATGAGAAGGAACTTTGATGCTGTTTTCTATCCTGGAGCTTCCAATATTGTGTTTGGAAAAGCTAATCCTCTTACAACAATTAATGGAGAAACAATCTATGAGAAGTTTATGCGTGCTTTCATTGAAACTATTAAGCCAGTTCTAGAAAAAGAAGGGGAAGCATCTAACGCAAGAATCAATAAATACAAAAAGGAATATGAAAAACTCCATGCTCAAAGACTGAATAAGTCATGATTGGAGAATTACCTACAACTCTTGAAGTGAATGGCAGAGAATTGCAGATACTGAGTACAGATTATCGAAATTCATTGCTGATATTTCAGGCATTCAATGATCCTGACCTCACAGATAATGAGAAGCAATATATCATGATTGACGCTCTTCTCGGAGTGAATAATCTTGGTGAATCAGAAATGAAAGAAGCTTCTGAAAAGTGCAGTTGGTATTTAGATGGTGGAAAAAATTACGATAGCAAACGTCCAGAACCTAAAACTATGGATTGGAATCAGGATGAACAGCTAATATTTTCCGCAGTAAATCATGTTGCAGGTAAAGAATTGAGAACAGAAAAATATATTCATTGGTGGACTTTCCTTGGATATTTCAATGAAATACAGGATGGTCTTTTTTCTTACGTTCTCAGTATTCGACAAAAAAGAGCCAAGCATAAGAAGTTAGAGAAATATGAGCAGGAGTATTACAACGCCCACAAAGACCTGATTGATATTGAAGTGCCTGAGTCAGATGCAGATAAAGCATATAAAGAAGAACTGAATCAACGGTTTAAGTAGTAAAGAGAGGAGTGATAACCATGAGTGATGGGGCGATTGTGTTTGACACCAAAATGAGCGATGGGAATATAAAAAATGAATATTCTAAGCTTATTAGTAATTTGAAGTCTCAGATGAAAAGCCTTGAGAAAGAAATTAGACAAGCTCAGGGATATTCTGATAGTTTACGAAAGAGCATTGAAAAAGAACCAAATTCGAATGGTCTCCAGACGTCGCTTAAATCTAATGAGAAGCATTTAACACAGCTTAGATCTCAATGGGATTCTTTGAATGACACAATGAGTAATGTTCCGTCTACAAAGTCTGCAGTAAATGGTGCTATTGGATCGCAAAGTGATTTATCGAATGTATATATTAATTCAATGTCTGGTAATGGTGCTTCAGAACTTACAGACCAGATAAATACTGCTAAACAGGAGTACAACGATCTGATGGATGAACAATCCAAATGGAATGCTGAAGGTATTAATGCAGATCCGGAAGGGTGGAAATCTCTTCAGGACAACATTGATAAAACATCAGATAAGCTTGAAGGTCTTTATAACCAGTATGGTAAAGCAACTGGAAAGAACATGTCCGGAGCTATCAATAGTTTGGATAGTACTTTGAATAGTAACCAGGGCGAAAGTGTAAATCTTGAGAACAAAGCAAGCTCACTAGGAAAACTGCAAAACTTCTTGTCTGGAATTAAGCAGAAAGCATTAGGAGCAGGGCAAGCAGTTAAAAGCTTCTTTACAGGCGGTCAGAAAACAGATTCTATGGCCAAGCAGTTATCAAAATCGATATTCAGCCTAGGAAATATGTTTAAATTGCTTGCTATAAGAATGATGATGCGTGCAGCCATCAAAGGTATAGAGCAGGGATTTACCAATCTTATCAATTATTCAAACGCAGCAGACAGAGCAATAGGATCATTAAAGTCTAGTGCTTCATCTGCTAGTAACGGACTAGCGGCAGCAGTAGCACCACTTGTTAATGTGGTTGCTCCTATTGTTTCAACAATAACCAGTGTGTTTTTAGAAGCTACCAATGCAGTAGGACGTTTCTTTGCAATGCTAACAGGTCAGAAGACATTTGTTGTTGCAAAAAAACAGGCAGCAGGATTGGCTACAGCTGAGGGCGATGTTGCTAAGAACGCAAATGAAGCGCAAGGAGCTCTAGCAGGTATTGATGAAGTCAATGACATATCTGCCCAGTCTTCTGCATCATCTGGATCTACTGCCGGTACTGATTATGGATCAATGTTCGATACTCTTGATACAGGTCCATTGACGGACTTTGCAAGCAGAGTAAAGGGAATAATTGGTGATGTAGTTGATACTTTTAAAGCTATTGGGCAGGCATGGAATGAAGCATGGCAATTCAATGGGAATGGCGAAGCGATCATGCAGTCAATCTATGACATTGGTAATGATATCCTTACTATGTTTGAAAATATTGCAGAAGCTACGAAGGTATGGGCTCAGAACTTAGATTTAGTTCCACTAGTCACATCAATCAGAAATGTTATGGATTCTCTTGAACCGGTAATCAAAACAATTACTGATGCTCTCACATGGGTTTGGGAAAACGTAATACTTCCAATTGGAAAATGGGCGGCAGAAAGTGCAATTCCTGCATTGTTAGATGTTGTTGCAAGTGCACTTGATGTTGTTAATGCAATATTAGTAGCATTACAGCCAGTTCTTCAGTGGCTATGGGATACTATTATAAAGCCATTGGGGGAATTCCTTGGTGATGTGATAGTCGGTGCACTAAAGCTTATATCAGATGCGCTTGAAGGAATAGCAGGATGGATCACTGATAATCAGTCGCTTTTAGAGACAATTCTTGGAATTGTCTTAGGTATTGGTGCTGCGCTTGCTGTGTTCTATGGGGTTCAGGTTGTATTAGTTACATTAGGTACAATTTGGGATGCATTAACAAGCGCAGTTACATTATTCTCTGGAGCATTAACATTCTTAGCTGCCAATCCAATCTTATTGGTAGTAGCAGCAATTGGTGCTGTTATAGCAATCATCATCATGCTTATTAACAACTGGGATACAGTTAAGCAGGTTGCTCAAGATGTATGGGATAAAATTTGCGAAATATGGGGTGTGGTTGCTGATTGGTTTAATACAACAATCATCCAACCGGTTCAGAAAGCATTTGATGATTTATGCAATACGATTAGTACTTTATTTACAGATGCATGGAATGCGATAGTGAATGTATGGAATGGTGCAATTGGATTCTTTGGTGGAGTCTGGAATGGTATCAAAGGCATATTCAGTATTATTGGGAATTGGTTCGGTAACATATTTAGAAGTGCCTGGGAAGGTATTAAAGGTATCTGGAATGGTGTTACTGGGTTTTTCCAAGGTGTTTGGAGTGGAATTACCGGAATATTTGGAAATGTTGCTGGATGGTTTGGTAGTGTATTCAGTAATGCATGGCAGGCAGTTAAGAACGTATTCAGTGCTGGTGGCCGTATTTTTGAAGGAATCAAAGACGGTATCTTCAATGCCTTTAGAGGAATTGTTAACAGTCTCATTAATGGAATCAACAATGTTGTTGCAATTCCATTCAATGCTATCAATACAGCACTAAGAGGAATACGAAGAATCAGTATTATGGGGCTGCGTCCATTCAGCTGGATTGGAACAATAAGCGTGCCAAAGATTCCGCATCTCGCAACTGGAACAGTTGTCCCACCAAATGCAGGAGAATTTGCTGCAGTTTTAGGTGATAACAAACGTGAAACCGAAGTTGTATCTCCATTAAGTACAATGAAGGAGGCGCTTGCTGAAGCTTTAAATGAGAATGGGAATAGTAACAATAACGGCAATGTATCCGATGCACGAGTGGCACAGTTGCTTGAAAATCTGATCGGTGTTGTTGAAACTAAACATATCCTTGTGTCAGATGTCGGTAAAGCCGCAGCAGACTATGCGAATGCTGAATATAAGAGGACTGGTGAAACAGTCTTTGAAGGAGTATAAACATGGCAGATCCTTGTTATAAAGTAAATGGAGTAGTACTTCCTACTCCAGATGAAGATGTCGAATATGAAGAAGAGGACATGCATGGGAAATCATGGCGAGACGGTGCAGGGAAAATGCACTTAGTTGTCTTAAGAAGAGGTGTTATCAGTACTCCACTGAAATGGCATTCACTTAGCGAGAGTGAATATCAGACAATCAAAAATGCATGTCGAGTTGATTTAGGAGGAGTGTATACATTTGAAGATATTAGAGGAGGAACCAGAATGATTTATACTGGGGCCTCTTTTAAATACACTCTACATCGAGTCAATAAGAAAACAGGAGAAGGATCATATACAGATGCTTCTTTGAGCTTCATTGAAATGTAATAGAAAGGAGACTGAATGATAAATGTAGATGATTCTATAAAGAATGTTTATAAATCAAATGCAATGCCAGGACCAATCACATTAACTATTGATGGAACTACATATGACAGTAGCAATTGGTTATCAGGATCACTATCTATCACAGAATCACTATGCAGTTCGGATAGCCTTGATTACAGTGCAGTTGAATCAAATACACTTGAAGCTACTATTGCTAAAGAATCCGGTAATATAAGCAATCTTAAAGATAAAGTGATTGTGGCTAAGCAGACGGTCAATGGAACCGATGTGCCATTAGGTACATACACAATCAGTGATCCAGATTATGACGGAGATTATTACACTAAAGTCAAAGCATATGATTACATGAAGAAATTCATGGATAAGGATATTGATGATTGGTGGAATACAAAACTGAAATTCCCGATTACACTGCGGAATTTACTGATATCACTATGCGATTATGTTGAAGTAAGTTACAGTCTTCCAGATACTTGGGCAAACAGTGCGATTTCAATAAGTAGGAATGCTTATCTTAGTAATGCAAAAGGGTCTGATCTTCTAGGTCAGATCCAACTTGCTTCTGGATGCTTTTTTCATACTGATCGGAGTGGCGTTCTTTGCAAGGTGACAAATGATGCAGAACTGACAGAGATCCCGTACACGGCATTGATGGAAGATGCAACGATTGCGGATTACTCAACTCCATCAATCGACAGTGTATGTATAAGATCATCTGATGATGATGTTGGAGTGACTGCAGGTACCGGAGATAAAACATACATTATTCAGGCAGATTATCTGCTGTACGGTTATTCGATTGCAGAATTACAGACTATCGCATCTAACATACTTGATCAGGTCAAAGAGAAACCATATAAGCCTTTTAGTGCAAAGTTTAAGGCATTGGCTTACGTTGAAACTGGAGATCCAATCAAGATAACAACATATAAAGGAAGTACTGCTTCATTCTGGCTGATGTATAGAAAACTATCTGATGATGGATTGATTACAGATGAGGTTGAAGACAAAGGAGACAGCGGTACAGTAACAAAGACACCAGGTAATAAAAAACAGGTTCAAGTGCTTAACCAGAAAATGCATGAAGTAAAGAATACGCTTGATGAATTCTCAAGTTCAATAAGGGATATAAAAACCTATACTGGACCGTTCTTCTTGACAGCATTGAATGATAAGAAAGATACGCCATTACTGACGAATACTGGAAAGAAGATTATTACATCATCCGGTGCTATGTATCACAACCTTAGGCAGATTAAGACCGAGACGAACTCATTAATTGAGCAAACAGCAGAGAGTATCAGGCTTGAAGTAAATGCAACGTATGAAACTAAAGACAACGCATTATATCAGTACAAGAAACTTAATTCATCAATTGATGAGACTGCAGAAAGTATCAAACTCGAAGTAAGTAATACGTATGAGACTCAAGCTAATGCAACAAGTAACTATACTGATCTTAAGTCAGCTATCACAGTTTCTGCCGACAACATTACTGCAGAGGTAAGTAAGACCTATGAGACAAAGGACAATGCTTCTGGAACTTATCTATCTAAGACAGACGCAGGAACTACCTATGCAACTAATGCTAACCTTACAAATAACTATGACACTAGTAAAACAATAAAAGACACGTATACAACCAAGGAGTATGCGGGTATTACATTTGAAACTAAAAGTAATGCGACTGGAACATATCAGACAAAAACAGATGCAAGCACTGACAAGGGAAATCTTGAAACGGCTATAAATCTTAAGGTATCAAAGGATGAATCGCGTAAAGACTTTGCAGAATCAGAAGAGTCTTTAGTCACGATTAAATCAGGTGAGATTGACTTAACAACCGGTGGACTAATGAAGTTCAGTGCTGGTACGTTGAGCATTGATACACCAAGTATTAAGTTAACAGATAAGAATGTACTGACTATCAATACAACTAATTTCACTCTTGACGAAAATGGCAATGCTAACTTCACAGGAACGATAACGGGTTCTACCATAACTGGTTCGGCGATTACATTTGGAACTGATGAAGCCAACCAGATAACTGCACAATATTCAGGTAATGCCGGTCCTGAAGTGGGTGGAATTGTATTTAGTGGAAAAGGTGCATGCGCTATCAACGCATCTACTGTTAGCTTGGAAGCTTTTAATAAATATCATAATGACGGTTGCATAAATCTTGTAAATAGAGATAGCTCGGATACGGTTATTAATTCACTATCTTTGGGTACACGAGGTATTACCTTTATTTCAAATGGTGCTAACGGAATCAATTTCCAAAGCCAAGTAAACACTTGCAATGGTCTAAACTACGGAACTCCAGTTGTATCTTGCAAGGTGAGTGGCGGTGATAAAACCCATAAATTGGCGATGGGATGGAGCGGAACAGCATTGTATTTTTTTGTGGATAACATATTTGTTGGAAATCTATTTGCAAGGTGAGTGGCGGTGATTCAACCCATAAATTGGCGATGGGATGGAGCGGATCAGCATTGTATTTTTTTGTGGATAACATATTTGTTGGAAAGCTATAAAAGGAGGGCATTATGAAGTATTACGAATTAGAAAGTATTTCAGAAACACTAAAGAGTTTAGACAGTATCAGCAAGGACATACCATTTTCAGCAGGGTTGAAGATTATTAAAAATCGTAATTCCGTAATTACGGCGTTAGAACCTTACTATGAATTAAGGAAAGGAATATTTACTAAATATTCAGACGGTAAAACAGAGATTAAAGCAACGGATGATAACTATACAAAAGCATCTAATGAAATCACTGAACTTGCCAATCAAGACACAAATATCAACTTTGAAATTATTAAGGAATCTGACTTGGATAATCTGTCATTACCCTTGAAGGTGATTGAAGCACTATACCCGATGCTTGATTCTGAGCAGGTAAAACCAGTAACTACTGGAACTGAATCAGAAACTAAAAATGATACAGGAGGGAATGTGAATGGCTGATACAGATTCATATGAACATCTATATGACTTGCCTGTAACTGCATCGGCACTAGGAACTGATATCGTACCTATCGAGCAGTCAGACGGTACTAAGCAAATAAGTAGGGATAACTTAGTTAAACCGCTGCTTACCGCCGAAAATACCAAACTAGGTACTATAAGCGGAATGTCTGCTACTGATGTACAAGCAGGCATTAGCGATTTGAACACAGCTCTAGGAACAGCGAATACTAACCTTACTACTACAAGTAATAAGGTGACTAATCTTCATAGTTATAAAATCATCACCATTGCAACCACCGACTGGTCAAGCACAACAACGACCGTCAATGGGGCTGCGTACTACACAGCAACTAAAACTCTGACAGCCGTGTACGATGAGCATCCAGACATATTTCTCCAACCAGCAGGTACGGTCGCAACATCGGCGGAAAAATCAGCGTATGCGTGCATGACAGACGCAGTAACGAGCGGGACAACACTTACACTGTACGCAATTGTCAAACCAACAAGAAGTTTCAGCATCACAGTAATGGGGGTGGCTTAATATGGCTAATGCAGTTATTAACAAGTCTGGAAATTCAAAAATAGAATCTATGAAAATTCTGATTTGAATGACATTAAAAATGCGGGTGAATACATTTGTTTGTATTCGTTAGAAGCAAAAACACTTGTAAACTGTCCTACATCGATAGCATTTTACATGGTGATTTATGAGATAGCTACTGGCTATTGCTTCCAGGAAATAAAATCACTTGATGGTTGCAAATATTATAGACGTGACTTTTGTGATGGAAAATAGACTGATTGGGAATCAGTATAAGGAGGAAATAAAATGGCAAATTGCAATATTGTTCGGGTGGGGGGTGAATTCTTAAAAACTCCTAATGATTTGACAGACTGGGATGCGTTGATTAAAGAAGCGTCAACTAACGGATCAGAAGTAGAGGTGTTGCTTACGGAAATTACATCTGGCGACATTACAAAAAGCATAGGAGCACCGATTAACGTTTATGGATATGGCGCCTTAATTACAATAAGTTTTTGTGACAATTCATGGATGTCCATGCAATTTTACATACCGGATAGTGATCAAGGTTCGCAAAGTTCTCAACGGGTTTACAAAAGGACGTTAAATAGAGATTGGAGTGTTTATAATCAAGACTCTATTGTTGCAAAAGTAACAGCGTGAGCAATCACGCTGTTTGTTTGAAAAAAGGAAAGAGGAAAAGAAAATGACTTTAAAAGGAATTGATATTTCTAAGTGGCAGGATGGCATTGACATTTCAAAAATCGAAGCGGATTTCGTTATCGTTAAAGCTACAGAAGGGATTGGCTATGTTGATTCGTGCTGCGATAAGTTCTTTCAGGCAGCAAAAGGAGCAAACAAGCTTGTAGGCTTTTATGATTTTGCAAGACCGTCAAATGACCCGACAAAAGAAGCAGATTATTTTTATCAGAATACAAAGAACTATTTCGGAAAAGCGATTCCAATCCTTGATTGGGAATCTGGCAATACTAGTAATGTTGCATGGGCTCTCACATGGCTCAACCGTATTTATGCACTGAGCGGAGTACGTCCAATGATCTACATGTCCGAATCGGTTGTTAATTCATATAATTGGGACCCAGTTGCTAAGGCCAATTATGGTCTATGGGTTGCTCGTTATAGAGACTATGGAGTTGATTACAACTACGACATGTCTAATGCAGGTCAGAAGCCATCTGTAAGACACTGGAATGGCTATGCAATGTGGCAGTGGACTAGCTCTGGAAGACTGAATGGTTATAGCGGAAATCTAGATTGTGATGAGTTCTACGGAGATGCTTCAACTTGGAACAAGTATGCATGCTCAACAGGTCATGCACCAGCACCTACTCCGGCACCAACTAAGCCTTCATCTGATCCATCTGGAAGCACTCTAGATCTTGTTTACAACACAATGGATGGAATGTACGGAAATGGAGATACAAGAAAGATCGCTCTTGGCTCTCGCTATGCAGAAGTGCAGGAGATGATTGATCATATTGCTATGTCTGATGTTAATACTCTTAAGAACGAGGTTATTGCAGGAAAGTATGGTAATGGCAATGTCCGTTCAACTGTTTTGGGCTCTCGTTACGATGAAGTTCAGAAAGCTGTTAATGGTGGAGTCGCACCATCAGCTCCTAAGGTCAATACTGGCATTTACTACACTATTAAGTCGGGCGATACACTCAGTGGTATTGCATCACGGTATGGCACAACTTATCAGCACATCGCACAGATCAACGGCATTGTTAATCCTAACCGCATCTATGCAGGGCAGAGAATCCGTGTGAGATGAAAATCGATCCAATCTCTGCTTCTCTCATTATCTCCGCACTTGGTTTCATTCTTAATCTTTATACGGTAAACAAAGGGAATGGCAAGACAGAGCAGCAGACAGGTAGAGTCCTTGAGAGCATTGACCGTCTCAAAGAGGACGTAGCGGATATCAGGGTTGGTGTCAAAGACGCAAGTAACAAGATTGGAGACATTGACCGCAGAGTAACTATTGTCGAGGAAAAGGTAGCAGTACTTGAAGAAAAGGAAAAGGAGAACAATAAAAATGAGTAACGTATTTAAGAGTAAAGAGAGTTTTATAGAGTGGTTGAAAGCAGCAGGAATCAGAGCAGTTAAGACTGCTGCACAGGCTGCAGCAGCAGTAATTGGAACCACAGCAACAATGGGAGGAGTGGATTGGAAAATCGTAGGCAGCACAGCTCTGCTTGCCGGGATTCTGTCCATGATCACATCCCTTGGCGGACTGCCAGAGGTTTCACAGACCGAATCCATGTCATCCGGATCGACTGGGTCTGGAACGACTGCTGCATAAGAAAGGAGCATCTATTATGCCTTGTGGAAGCAAGAAATCATCCGGCAAAAAGACCGGGAAAAAGAAGAAGTAATATTGGCCGTCATCCATTAGGGTGACGGTTTTTTTTAATACCTTGGAGTGGTTATAAAATGGTGATACTTTCTAAAAATAGACAGGATAAACCGGCATTATTCTAGACAGTGTAGTACATAAAAATGCGATTAAATCAGCAATGGGATTGTTCTAATCATTCCTGCCAATCGGCACTGACATAAGAAAATGCGCTTAAACAGCGCATTTTTTGTTGCTTATTTTGTAAATGGTTATATTTTGGTTATACTTTTTTAAATTTGCATGTTATTTAGCACGTTTAGAGAGGCAGTTTGCTTGTTATCAAATATGTGACTATAGGTTCTCATAGTCTGCGCTGGCGAACTATGTCCTATGCGCTTACTGATCTCTGGGATAGGAACCCCAGCATTCCATAAAAGGGATACATGGCTATGTCTTAAATCATGTATACGGATGCTCGATGACAGGCCGGCTTCTCTTAAATCACTTTTAAAGTGATTCTGAAGGGTAGAAAGACATACTGGGGTAAAGTCTCCGAACATGTATGTTCCAGGGCGCTGTGCAAGCCTATCGAAGATCTGAGCGGTTTTATCGTCCAATGGGACATAGCGAATAGATCCCTTAGTTTTTGGCTCCTTCACAGACTTCACATCACGTCTCATCGATTTAGTAATATGGATTGTCTTCGATATTGGATCATAGTCTGATTTCAGCAAAGCTCTAAGTTCTCCTTTCCTGGCACCTGTCATATACAATGCAGTGAACATATCTCGGCATAACGGGTCACTTTCTGCGTCAATTAATTTCTTGAATTGCTGTGTATTGAGAATGGTTATCTCTTTCTGATCTGCTAATTTCTTTGGAAAGTGCTTTAGGATTTTTGCTGAATCATAAATATCGTAAGTATCATAAGAATACTTGAAGATCATCTTTATGAGATCCACGACATCATTCTTGGTATCTGTACAGATGTCATAATCATCTAATGTGGAACGCCAGGATTGCAGGTTTTCTTTTGTTATAAGACGCATTGGTCTTTGGTAGATAGATTCTGCATACTTCTTCAAACGGCCTCTTCTTAGGTCTGTGGTTTCCTTGTTGGCTATATTATGAGCAGACATGGCTTCGAATGCTTCTGAGAGAGTCATATTCTTGGACAGCGTTTCTCCCTTGTGGTCAAGAACATATTGCTGCGCAGCATCACTGGATTTGAAACCTCGTTTGTGCTTGAGCTTCAGCTTGCCATCCTGTGTTTTTACATAGAAATTACATTCCCAGGTATTTGTTTTCCGGTTCTTTTTGACAGCCATATAGTTCACCTCATCTTTCTTGTGTAGCATTTTAAGCTGCAGTGTTCTAAAATTGAGGTACAGAAAAACCACTCCCACAGTGTAATTCTGTACCTAGATCTCCGGTGCTTGAACACTGGAGATCTTTTATTTCTATTTGTGAAAATTTGATAATAATGTATCAAAATTGACTCTAAACGCGAATTACAGTATATTATCTGTACCGATGGACACTGTCCATGACAGGTCAATGTTTGGTTAATGATCAATAATGATTAAGCGTATGTGAAGTACGTCTTACCAGACAGGAACT